CGGCCACGGCCCAGACGGGGTTGGCCAGTGCACTGGTGGAAGCGCAAAGGCGCTTTGACCAGGGACAGGGATAATGCCAGTACAGCGATGCCAACAGGATGGCAAGCCCGGCTTCAAATGGGGCAAACGGGGAAAGTGCTACACCTACGATCCCAACGATACTAAAGGGAAAGTAGAGGCACGATTGAAGGCAGAGGCGCAGGGGAAAGCAATCGAGGCTCAAGATAATGCCTGATCCTCTCGTGGTCGAAGTGATGAAACAATTCAAACTCGATTTGCTGGCTAGGGAACAAGTGCAAATGCAGGACATGGCTAAAAAATGGCTTGGACTGGAGGACGCATTAGAGAGCCAAATGCAGGCGATGGCGGATGATCTAGCTAGGGAAGCAGCCGAGGGTAGAGCAATCAGTCAGGCCAAATTGTGGCGGATGAAACGCTATCAATCCCTACAAGCTCAATTGCAGCAGGAGCTTGCAACCTATACTCAGTATGCGGATGCACTCATTATGGAGAATCAGTCTCAACTCGGAGCGTTGGGAATTCAACATGCGACTACCGCAACGCAGGTTAGCATGCCCGGTTTGGGTGTTTATTTTGACGTGCTGCCTATCTCAGCTATTGAGAATATGGTTGGGCTCGCGGGCGACGGGTCACCGCTCAAGGCACTATTAAGAGCCACCTGGGGCGATTCGGCGGCGGGTCTCACGAATGAATTAATACGCTCTACCGCGCTGGGAGTCAACCCACGTGAGACGGCCAGGCGAATGAGGCAGGGTATGACCCAGGGGCTTAACCGGATGCTCAACATTGCGCGGACAGAGCAATTGAGGGTGTATCGGGAGGCATCACGACAACAGTACGAGTACAGCGGCGTGGTGAAAGGTTTCAAGCGCCTGGCGACGCATGATGACCGTGTGTGTCTTGCGTGTCTAATGGCAGAGGGAGAACGATACTCAGTAAAGGAGCAATTACGGGATCATCCGAGCGGGCGTTGTACAGCAGTTCCCATTGTCAAGGGAATGCCCGAAACGCGATGGGAACTCGGACAGGATTGGTTCAAGCGGCAGGACTCGGAAACACAAATGCGCATGATGGGCAAGGAACGATACAAGGCTTGGCAAGAAGCCCAATTCACATTGGACCAGCTTGTCACGGTGAAAAAAGATCCAATCTGGGGGGACAGCGTACAGACGACTTCCCTCAAGGATTTAATACACTGAGTTGTGGGAAACAATTCAGGATAGCGGGAGGCTAAGATGTTACGACGATATTTGGATGCAGGCGGTGGTCCTGGCGGGGACGCGGGAAGTGACTCTGGCCAAGATGGAGGGGGAGACTCTCCTCCGTTGACCTTTGACGGCTGGCTGGGAGAGCAGCCCGACGAGATCAAGGCGCTTCTGGACGGTCACACCAAGGGCTTGAAATCGGCGCTCGAATCCGAACGGGGGAATCGCAAGGATTTAGAGAAGCAGGTGAGAGACCTGGCGGCGAAAGCCGAAAAGGATAGCGAAACTCAGAAAGAGTTGACAGGGATTGCCGACAAATTGAGTGAAGCTGACCGCAAGGCCGATTTCTACGAGATGGCCCATAGTGCGGGCGTGACTAATCTCAAGCTTGCCTATACAGTGGCTGTGTCAGACGAGATGTTTGACCGACGCGGGCAAGTCAATTTCGAGCAAATGAAACAATCCTACCCTGAGCTTTTTGGGAAAACTTCAACACCTCCCGGAAACGCCGGGGCTGGAACGGACACACAACCATCACCCGCTAAAGATATGAATAGATATATCAGAACAGCAGCGGGGCGGCCGTCACAATAATCGGGTAGAAACGGAGGTCAACTTAGCGCTGTGAACGTGAGGAAGGTTGCATTAGAGCTCGTTCGACAGACCAGCCTGCATTCAGGCGGTACAGCAAACAACTCTTGCGCAAACCGACCTGTTGTGCCCATTGGGCGACAGTTTGAGTCTTGCCATGAAATGTGATCAGGCGAGTTCTACGCGTGTTGTTCAACTGCTCATCTCGGGTAGCCCACTGGCAATTGTTGGGCGAATAATTGCCGTTGGGATCGATGCGATCAAGCGAATGATTTGGGCTTGGTTTCCGGCCCATATCTTCCAAGAAATTCGGAAAACTATTACGCCAATGTTCACAGACAGCGATCCCACGACCGCCATAGTGTGGATACCCGATATTGGATGTTGTATAACAGCGAGCCTTCATTGCATTCCAAGCTCTGTGCTCCGGAGAATTTGTCTCATTGTGAGTGGTAATTGCGTCTCTATGCAGGCAACCACAACTACCAGAACTGCCAGAGACGAGATTCGTGGAGGATACAAGTCTTTCATTGCCACAATCGCAACGACAAATCCATTGTACATGGCGGCCGAGGTTCGGGCCACGCCGGATGGCGGTCCATCGTCCAAATCGTTGTCCGGTTAGATCCTTGAAGTTCATGGGTTATCCTTTCGGTACAGTACCAAAGCATTGTATGGTATTGTATCATAAAAACAACAGGAGATCAAAATGGGTTATAGTAACTTGATCAGCAGGGCAGACGCGGCGGCACTCATTCCGGAGGACGTGAGTAGAGAAATCATCACGAACGTTCCCCAGGCAAGTGCAGTGTTGTCGTTGGCGCGGAGGTTGCCAGATATGCCGCGTGCGCAACGGCGCATGCCGGTAATTTCGGCACTTGCCACGGCCTACTTTGTCACAGGCGATACGGGGCTAAAACAAACTTCGGAGCTCAACTGGGAGAACAAATATATCGACGCTGAAGAGTTGGCCGTGATTGTGCCAATCCCGGAAGCGGTCCTGGATGACGTGGATTACGATATCTGGGGAGAGGTACGGCCCCAAATCGAGGAAGCGTTGGGAATTGCCATTGACGCGGCGGTGCTCTATGGCACCAATATCCCGGCAAGCTGGACCGTCAACCTCGGGGCGGCGGGGATCATTGCCGGGGCCAACACAGCTACTCAACAAATCTCCCTGGCGGCCTATACCGACATGTATGAGGCCATCCTAGGGGAGACTGGGGCGGCAGCCGCGGGTCTCTTCGGGCTGATTGAAGAGGACGGGTTTGCCGTGACTGGTTCGATTGCGCACACGACGATGAAACGCAAATTGCGCAACGTGCGTGATACCAACGGCATGCCGATCTTCACGCGCAGCATGCAGGGCACAAACACTTATGAACTTGACGGCGCTCCTTGCCTCTTCCCGACCAATGGCGCAATCTCAGCAACTTACTATCTCATTGCTGGACAATGGAACCAGCTTTTGTGGGCCTCCCGGCAAGACATCACATACAAAATCTTGACTGAGGCTGTGATCCAGGATGCGGCGGGTGACATCGTCTACAACCTGGCACAGCAGGATATGGTAGCATTGCGGGCCGTGATGCGCCTCGGTTTTGCGCTTCCCAATCCTATCAACAGAATGCAACCAACTGCAAACGTGCGATTTCCGTTTGCGACACTGACAGCGTAGGGGGTGATAAAATGAGTCTATTTCCAAGAAATCTCGATGAATTTGTTGCGCTGCAAGGCGTCCCGCGAGGGCCGTTGTCGAAGACCTATCTGGTAGACCCGGTCAACGGCAGCGATAGCAATACCGGCACTAACTGGCGGTGGCCACTCAAAACCCTGGCGGCGGCTTATGCTAAGTGCGTGGCAAACCGCCATGACACTGTGCTCTTTCTGGCGGGAGCCACTGCCGACAATCCAGCCGCTGCAATCACCTGGGCCAAGAGCTATACACACTTGATTGGCGTCGGTTGTGAACTGCCAGGCCTCGGCCAACGCTGTCGCGTGGTTGGTGCGACTGCGACGGCCCTGGCCAATACAATCACTTTCTCAGGCGATGGTTGCATCGTGAAAAACATGCAATTCGGCAACGAGTACGCAACCGGGGTTGTTGGCGTGGCTATCGTAACCGGAATACGCAACCTATTCGAGAACGTGTTTTTTATGGTCCCATTTGGGACTACCGCAACGTCGTACTCACTCAAAATATCGGGCGGGGAAAACACGTTCAAGAATTGCACTTTCGGACAGACAACCAGTGTCAGGACGGCGGCAACACGTAACGTGTGGT